TCGACACGCACCAGCCACGTTTCCGACAGGTTGTGCGACTGCCGAAACTCCCCGTCACCGGAGGCCTTGTTGGGTAGGTACTTGGTTGCGATGACGGACATGGTTTACCCCGCGAAGGAGAGCTCCTCGATGTCGACACCCATGTCCTCGGTGTTGTCAGCGATCCGCTCGGTGGCCCGAGCCGTCCGCTCTGCCGCGTCTTCCGTCTCGCCACGCATCAACCGGAACATCTCCGCGATGCCCTCTTTGGAGCGGCTGTCGATGGCCTTGACCTCCTGCCGGACTGCGGCGGCGGCACCGGCTGGAGCCAGAGCCCCAGCCGCTTCCCCGACCTTGAGGCGGTTGGCCTGGTCGAACTGACCAGCGGCAAGCCGAGACTTGGCCAACGCGATCTCGAGGCCAGTCGAAAGCGGCCCCGTGCCGGGCTTCGCGGTCCCGAAGGCCCCCTCGAAGTTCTGACCGGCCGCCGCGAATTGCCCGCGGGCCGCGTCGATGATTCGGTCGGAAGCGTTTTGTGCCGTCTTGGAGATCAGCCCGACGATCCCGGCCGCACCACCCAGGACGGTGAGGACCGATCCGGCCCACGCTCTGGCGACCCCCGCCAGGAGCGAACCGATCCGTCCGATGGAGTCGAACACCGTCGACCAGTTGCCGGCCACGAAGGTCAGGTACTCACCCACGGTCGTGAGCCCGCCGATGATGAAGTCCCCGACACCGGCCATGTAGCGGGCCGCGGCGAGGATCCCTTCTCCGATGGCCTGGCCGATGTTGGCCCCACCCATCGAGCCGACGAAATCCGTGAACGTGGTGGCGATCGAGGTGATCGAGGGGGCAAGGTAGGCGGTGACCTGCTTGATGATCCCGCCGATGGCCGCGGAGACCTTGGAGAAGCTGTCGTTCATCGCCTCGACGTCCCGGCCCTGGGCCCCGGTGAGGGCCATTCCGAAACGCTGGGCCTCCTCGGTGGCCTCCTGGATCGATCCGGCCCCGCCGGCAAACAGGGGGAGCAACTCCGCCCCGGCTCGGCCGAACAGCTTCACTGCCGCGGCGGCCCGCTCTGCTTCGGTCGGGAGCCCGGCGATGGCATCAGCGATCTCGGAGAAACGCTCCGCGGACGACAGCCCCTGGAGATCGCCCAGTTCAAGGCCGATGGCCGCGAAGCCCGCCTGGGCTGTCTTGGAGCCCTGGGCGGCCTTGACGAAGGCAACGTCTGCCTTCGTGGCGGCGGCCCCGATCGTGTCCATGCTCACCCCGGCGAGGTCGCCAGCGTGAGCCAAGCCGGCCAACTCCGAGTAGGTCATCCCGAGGCGGGCCGACAGTTTGCTCGTCGAGTCGATCGCCTCGGCCTGGGCTAGGCCCACGTTGACCAGGGAACGGGCGTAGCTCATGGCGGTCGACGCAACGGAGCCGAGCAGCTGGGCCCCGGAGATCGCGTTGAGCAGCTGCATCCCAGAGCGGAGGCTGGCAACGTCCTTCTGAAGCCCCTTCAGGGAGGAGCTTGCCTTCGACACCCCGGCGGAAAGTCCGGCGCTCGAGGCGGTGAAGATCGCGGATACCTTGCCGATGCCTGCCATGTCAGATTCCTTGGGCTTCCATCTGGGCCGCGAAAAACGGGATCCGTCGCAGCTGGGCCTTCAACTCCTCTTCGGTCTGGACCGGAGAGCGGTAGCTCGGCAGGAACTTTTCCTCGAAGTCAGGCTCGACCTTGGCCCCCTGGGCCGCCGCTGTCACCGCGGCCAATTTCCCCGACCTCGCCCACTCGTCCCCGAAGGGCTCGACGCGCCAAAAAGCCATCCACCATTTCAGCTGTCGGAGGGTTATCCGCCTGGACAGCGCCTCGACATCCCACTCGTCACACGCCAGGGCCAGCCTCCCGAGGAACAGCGTCAGGGGCTGGCCGCGGATTTTTCCGCCTGGTCCTCGATCTCCTTGTCGTCGACCTTGAGCAACTCGATCCCGGCCTTCCACACCTCGAGGAGCCCGTCGGGCTTCCACGCTGCCAGGGTCGGGACGTCGGCATCGGTGAAGAGACGCTTCCCTGCTTCGTCGCACAGGAGCAGACAGGCCACCTTCGCGCGCCACGGGGCCGGCTGGCCCTTGTTGGCCTCACAGAACATCGCCCATTCGTCATAGGCCTGGGCGGTCGGATCCAGGAGGAACACATCCCCGCCCCACGCGGCGACATGGAGCCGCGTCGGGGGGGCAGTCTTGTTGGCCTCGAGGCCGAGGAGATCGTCTCGCGTGAGCATGGTTACCCCATGAACTGGAACTGGTAGGAGCCCTGGAGAAGTTCACCGGCAGAGCCCACACGCTGGACGTTTGCCAGTTGCGCGGGCCAGCTGGTCGTGTTGCCAGCGATGGTGAACGACAGCGTGGCCGAGAGGCCGATGTCGGAACGGGCGAAGGGGGGATTCCCCCAGCACCGGAAAGAGATCGAGCCCGGCTCGATCATGGTGATCTCGACTTGGCGGATCACTCGCGTGTTGCCGCCACTGCCGACGATCGTGGCGGTGGCCCCAGTGGTGTCGGTCGGAGACGCGGCGGAGTATTGCTCGTCGAATCCGATCAACCCGCCGAGCGCGACCCCGCCGAAGGAAACGGAGACGTTTTGGGCGGATGGGATAGCGGTCATGGACCGTCCCCCATTCAGCCAGAGATCTTGAAGGTGGCCGTTCCCCTGACGAACTCACCGACGGCCCCGCCCTCTTCGACATCCGTACAGAAGGCGTTGCCGGTGATCGCCAGACCGGAGCAGGAAATCGCGTACTTCGTGCCCTTGGTAGGGGGATTCTTCCCGTAGTATTCAAGGCTGATTTCGTCGCCGTCCTTGAGTGGCTCGGCCTGATAAATCCGCAGCGAGTCGGCGGCCTGGGAGCAGTCGGATACATCGACGAGCGGGCGGGATTCCTTCCGCTTGATGTTCGTCGCGCGGAACTCGATGGAGTTGAATGAGAACGTGAGCCCCTGCATCGTGTCGATTACTGCGGGAAGTGCGGGCATTGTCACTCTCTCCAGCGAATGAAGATTTGGAGCTCGATCACGAAATAGGACGGCAGATCCTGGCCATCGGTGAGATAGACCGCGGTGCCGTCTCGATCACTCCCAACGTGAACGTGGTCGATAATGGCCCCCTGCCCCGTGCCGGTGAAGTTCTGGACCGCGGCCACGATCGCATCCGCCACAGTCCGGGCCGATGTCCATGTGGCCCCGCACACCTCGAGTCCGAACTCCCCATCAGCGAAGCCCGTGAGGCCGCTGGTCTGGAGGGGCCGCTCGGTCGATTCGCGGGAGTAGACGACAAAGGGCAGGCCGGCAGACTCCGACACGGCCACCGGCCATGCCAGAGCCCCGGCGGCGGTCTCGATCGTGGCCTTCAGCCAGGCTTCGGGGCTGCTCATTCAGCCTCCCCGGCCGGGTCGGCCTCGATCACGCCAGCGGCCAGGAGCTCGGCCAGCGTGGCGGCATCAACGAACAGGGCATCCCCGGGGAGGTAGCGGCCCCAGGGCTTCGTGAATCGGACGAGGACGGTTTCCATGATGGATCTCCGGGGAGTCAGAGGGCGGCGCGGCGGGCTGCTTCCTGGGTGGCCCGCTCGAGGCTCACACCCATTTCGATTTCCATGTTCGACAGGATGCCTGACCGCTTGGCGGCAAGCGTGTCGCGGAGCATGTGCTTGGGGGGCATGGTCCCGGTGGATCCCTGGCCAGCGCTGAAGGAGTTGCCCCGGATTCCCTTCCGGCGGCGCGGCTTGCTGCCGGCCTCGACCAAAACGCTGTGGTCACCCTTCTGGTTTTTTTTCTTGCCCTTCCGGCTGAAGCCCACGATCCCGATGGCGGTCCCGCGGAAAGCCTCATTGGCCCCGCGGGAGACCTTGGTGCCGAACTTCACGACGGTGATGACCGATCGCCGCAGGTTGCCGGTTTTTCCGCGGGGTGTTGCGGCCTTGAGCGCCGGCGTGAATGGCTTGATCGACCGACGGATCGCGGCCTTGAGGTGCTTCCGGGCCACCGAGCCGGGGAGCTTGGCATAGGCGCGGATCAGGTCGTCGATGTCGCGATTGGACTTCTCGCTGAAGAAGGCGGAGAAGAACAGGCCGGGGGCGCTCATGTCTTCTTCTCCGAGGCCTGGATCGTCTGCTCTGGGTCGGCGTCATCCCCAACGACCGAGGACACCACCAGGATCCGATCCAGCCGGCTTTCCCACACGATCCGGGATGAACCGTCGAGGCCCGGGACCGAGGGGACGACGATGAGGTAGGAAGCCTGCCCGGAGGTCTGGCCCTGGTCCTGGGACTCGCTGTAGCCGATCTGCTCGATGGAGCCTCGGCGGCGGGCGATCTTCACCCAGGAGATCGAGGAGATCTCACCGACGGCGTTCCGTGTCTCCACCGGCCGCTCGAAACGGAAGGTGTGGGTCTTGTTCCCGGCGGCGGTGCGGTCGCCCATCAGTAAGCCCCCGTGATCGAGATCGACGCCAGGAGCGTCTCGATGCCCATGGGGAGCTCGTTGACGCTGCCGGGAACCACCCCCTCGCGGTGTTTGAACCCGTGGGCGACGAACAG